AGATTGAGATCAACGGGAAACCGGTGCTCAAGGGCTATATCGATGTGATGAACGATGCATATGATGGCAGCCAATCGGAGCTGAATGTCTCCGGCCGCGATAAGGTCGCCGATCTGATTGACTCTTCCGCAAATGTAGACGGGCCTTTCGAGTTCCTCGGTCTCCCTTTGATTGAGGCCGTGCGCCGCGTTTGTAAACCACATGATGTTCAAGTCAGCACCGATCAGCCCGCAATGAAACCCATCAAGCGCTTGGCGATTCAGCCAGGAGAGAGCGTGTTTGAGTTCATTGAACGTGCTTGCCGTGCGCAAGGTATTCTGCCGGTGAGCGATGGCATCGGCGGGCTTGTGCTTACCAAGCCGGGGATGATTCGCAGCAAAGGAATGCTGGTGTTTGGTGAGAATGTGCTCTCAGCGTCCTACTCAGTCGATGCCACAGAACGCCACAGCCTCTACGTCGTTAAAGGTCAGGCGGAAGCGCTGGATGGCAATACAGAGGCTTCACAAATGAGTGGAGCTGAAGGCCGTGCGGTGGATGAAGAAGTCACCCGCTACCGTGCCAAGTTGCTGATTGGCGAGAATCAGGGTTTTGACATGACCCTGAAGGAGCGCGCGGAGTGGCAGAAGAAGATGGCTCGTGCGCGCGGAACGCAAGCTACCTACACGGTTCAGGGCTGGGCAACAGATGGTGATGACCTTTGGCAGCCTAATACACTGGTGCCTGTGCGAGATAAGAAGAATGGCCTTCAGCGGGAAATGCTTCTTTCCAGCGTGAGCTATCGCCGTAGCATTCAAAGCGGTACCACCACTACTCTCGGCCTAAGTCTGCCCGAATCCTTCGACATCGCCGCGCTGCGCGAGGACAAGTCTGGTAGCGGATCAACCACTCTTTGGGCAGATGACAATGATTAATCAGTTCCAAAAAACAGCGGAATCTGTAGGGCGAATGATCCGCCTTGCGATCGGCCGCGCAGTTCTTTCGGCCGTGAGCGATGAAGGCAAGCGTCAGCTTATCCAGCTGCAAGCCCTTAAAGGGGAAACTAAAGAAGGTATTCAAAGGGTACAGAACTATGGGTTTACGAGTGTTCCTCTCGAAGGTGCGGAAGTTATTTTCGTTTGCGTGGGCGGTAACCGTGACCACCCCATCGCCATCAGCGTCGACGATCCGCGTCACAGAAAGGCCGGGCTGGTATCGGGAGAAGTGGCCATCTACACCGACGAAGGGGATTACATCCTCCTCAAGCGCGGCCGTGTCGTCGAAATCAGCACAGAGACACTGCTCGTTAAAGCGTCGGCCAAAGCCCGGTTCGAGACGCCGCAGCTGGAAGTGACTGGAAATATCATTGACCGCGTCGACGATGACGGCCGCAGCATGAGCAATATGCGCGAGGTCTATGACGACCACACCCATCCCGAAACGAACTCCGGCGACACGCAAGAACCTAATCAGAAAATGGGAGGCGGCGCATGAAGATGATCGCCAAGCCAGCTGGAGGTTTTGATGTGGCGCGCACTTCGACTGGCGCTCTCCAGCTCGAAGCAACCCTAGAAACCGCTGTGATCATCAGCCTTTTCACTGACCGCCGCGCCGCGACCGATGATGCGCTGCCCGATGCCGGCCAGACGCTTTCTCCTGTGCCGGCAGACCGTCGCGGCTGGGCAGGTGATGCCTTTGGTGGCGAGCGCATCGGATCTCGTCTCTGGTTGCTTGACCGTGAGAAGCAGACCGAGGAGGTGCGGCGCCGCGCTGAAGAGTACGGCTATGAGGCGCTACAATGGCTGATTGATGATGGCCATGTGCTTTCCGTCGAGATCAATGCGGAATGGGCGCCGGAGTATCAGGGGCGTGGTCGCCTCAATTACCATGTGCGCATCACCCAACCCGGCGGCGCAGTCTTTTCCACCATCGCCAATGCGGGAGCTGTATATGGCCTTTAATCGCTCTTTACCCGCTGAGACACTTGCGCGCATTGAAGCCGTCATCGCGGCCGAGCTGCCCGGCTCTGATGCCCGTCTACGCTTCTCTGTGGAGTTTGTCCTGGCGCGCATCCTTTCTATGGCTTCATTTGAGATGGAAGGCTATGTCGCGTGGGTTTCCCGCCAGATTCTGCCGACTACCTGCGATGATGATGTGGTGCATATCCACGGCGAGTTCTGGGGCATCGAGCGCAGAGCAGCTGCAATCGCTTCTGGCCCTGTGACCTTCACCGGTGTAAACGGTGCCGTCGTTCCGGCGGGAACAATTCTTCGCCGTGCAGACGGGCTGGAATATACCTTGAATGCGGATGTGACCATCTCCGCTGGAACGGGTGCTGGAAGTGTCACCGCCTCCAATGCCGGCACGGCAAGCAATGCTGTCGCCACGACCGTCCTCTCGCTGACCGTTCCAGTGCCAGGGATTCAGGCGAATATCACCGTGGCCACGGGTGGCATCACGGGCGGCGTGGATATTGAAACCATTGCCAGCTGGCGCGCCCGTATCATTGAACGCGTCCAAAATCCCCCGCACGGTGGCAATGAAGACGATTACAAGACCTGGGCGAAGGAAGTGCCTGGCGTGACCCGCGTGTGGGTGCATCCCAAACAAATGGGCATCGGTACCGTGCTGCTTCATTTCGTGATGGATAACAAGCCGGACACCATTATCCCGTCCGGCGGGGAAGTGACCACTGTCCGTAACTACGTCCTTCGCGCTGACAAAGCGCCCGTGACCCCTGACATCTACGTCGAGGCTCCCGTGCCGGTCGCCGTGGACTTCACCATCAAAATCCAGCCAAACACCCTTGAGGTGCAAGCGGCCATCACTGAAGAGCTGAAGGACTTCTTCCAGCGTGAATCCGAACCAGGCGGCGCATTGATGCACTCACGCATCATGGAGGCGATCTCCGTTGCGGCCGATGAATATAACCACGAACTCGTTTCCCCGGATAGCACCGTCATCCGCACTTTCGGGCAGTTGTCCGTCCTTGGCGATATCACCTTTGAGGACATGGATTGATGAATAAGGAAGCGTATCAGCAACAGCTTGCCGCCTCGCTGCCGACTGGCCCAGCGTGGGAGCGTGACTTGTCGTCGAACATCATGGCCATTCTTGGCGTGATCGCTTCAGAGTTCGCCCATTTGCACGGGCGCACCGAGCAGCTGCTGCGTGAAGCTATACCCGCGACCACGCAGGAAATGCTGACCGATTGGGAAAAAGCCGCAGGTCTTCCGGATGAATGCTCGGCTCTCGGCGATACGCTTCAGGAGCGCGTTGAGCAGCTCGTGAGTAAGGTCACGCGTCGTGGTGGCCAGAGCAAAGCCTTCTTCCAGCAGATTGCCGAAGAGATGGGTTACGAGGTTGTCGTAGAGCCGCGCTTCCGACCCTTTATTCCCGGCATAAGCGCACCCGGCGACCTTATCTGGATGGATGAGACCATCCGCTTCTATTGGCGTGTCCGCGTTCTGAAGGCAAAGCTCGTCTTCATGCGCTGCGGTCAGTCCACCCTTGATGAACGTCTCCTCGACTTTCGCCAGGCGGAAGACTTGGAGTGCATCCTGCAAAAGCTGAAGCCAGCCCACACCGTACTTATCGTTGCCTATGAAGGAGTTGAAGTATGAAGTATATCCCCCCGATCGGCGCGACAGACCCGAATGAGTCTTACACGACCGGCAATCCTGCTCTGGGCATTCCCGCCAAGGCCGTTCCACATGAGGCCATCGAGCACCCAATGCGGGAGATGGAATATGCTATTCAGCAAGCCGGCATCACGCCAGAGCACGGAAACACTACCCAGCTTTATGCGGCGTTGGTAGCGATTGCCACGTCTGTAGCCACCCCGCTTTCTGATGGCGATTATGGTGACATCACCGTCACAGCTGGCGCCACGCAGATGATCATCAATGATGGCGTGGTTGGCACAGATGAACTTGCGGCCAACGCAGCCACAAACGCCAAGATGGCGAAAATGGGTGCTCGCACGATTAAAGGCAACCAAGGGGCGTCAACAGCAGATGCCGCTGACATTGCCGTCCTAGTCAATCAAGCTGTTGGCCGTCGTTCTAGTGGCTCTGGCCTTTTGCAGTCAGTGAGTGATCTCGGCTGGGACTTGATCGGCTCCACAACCACCGGAGCCGTCTGTGCTGCGCTCGGCACGATCAGCGTCATTCGCACACAAATCTTTACAGCCAGCGGCACCTACACCCCACACGCCAATATGGTTTACTGCGTTATCGAGATGACGGGCGGTGGTGGTGGCGGTGCCAACTCAGCCGGCTCCCAGATAGGAGCTGGCGGTGGAGGAGCAGGAGCCTACATTCGCGCAATTCGTACCAAAGCAGACATTGGGGCAAGCCGCGCGGTCACCATTGGCGCGGGTGGTAATAATGGTGCGTCAGGTACAGCAGGAGGCAACACTACCGTTGCTGGTGTAGGAACGGCGAATGGCGGCGGCGGAGGAACCACTAACAATGGAGGCAACGGCGGTACTGGCAGCGCCACGTCAGGTGACATCCTGCTTCACGGCGGAGATGGAACGTCGAGCGTCAGTTATGGTGCGGGCGTTGGTGGCTCTAACCCGCTTGGACAAGGTGGCGGCAATCAATACCTCACGCCGTTCACAGGCAAAGCAGGTAAGACGGGCGGCGGGGGCGGCGGTGGTGGTTACAACACCGCTAACGGCGCAAATGGCGGGGCGGGTCTCGTAATCATCACAGAATTCTGCACCGCATAAAGGGGAAAGCTATGACAGCAATTAGAA